TAATGAATTTAACCCTAGCCTCATTCAAAACATCTCCCTGCTGGGTTTCGTTAATCGTGACCATTCGCATTCCATGAAGCCGTACGATCTCCGGCGTCGCCCCTCCTGGTTGTTTGTTCGTCACCATAAGAGACGCGTCCGAACCCATAGCGTAGTCACCCATCAGCGAGAACATAGTCTCCCGAAACGTAGACTTCCCATTCGCCCCGTCGCCCCACCAAACAAAGATTTTCTCTTCGCCTGTCTGCCCCGTCAGCGTATAGCCCATGACCCGCTGCACATACCCCTGCATATCTTCCGGCAAGATTCGCCTCAGAAATTCCAACCACCTGGGGCAGGTCGCTTTCGGGTCATAAGCGACCGCCGCCCGCTTCAGCACATAGTCCTCCCGTTTAGGAGGCCGGAATTCCCCTGACCTCAAATCAATCAGTCCGTTTTGGACCCCCAAAATCAGTGGGTCTGCATCTATCTGCCTTGGATAAAGGGACATGCCAGGCTCGCTTTCCGCCAGAGTGATTGCGGCGTTGATCCTGGCGGCAGCCTGGCTTTTCATGGCGTGTGAGCGAAAGGCCTTGCGCCTGTCCTCGTCCTTAATTTTCATAGCCTCTGGGAACATGCTTTCGCATGAGTCCTTGGCCAGCCATTCGATATTCTTGCTGTCGTCCAGGACCCAGTGGTCTTGGTCCCAGATCAGCCAGTTCTTCCAGGCATGCACCCGTCGCAGATCCACCCCGTGCAATCGAACCAGCCGGATCGCGTTGCCCAGATCAGTGAACCGTTCCTCGCGAATAGGGCCTGGGTCATCCACAGGCGCGCCGTCAGGCCCAACCGGCGGGGTCGGGGGTATCCTGTCAGGAAAATCAAACCGATAGCTCCAGGACGGGTCTACCATGTTCGCCGCCCAGAAAATTGAAGCAGCTGACCAGTTATAGTCCTTGCTAGCTACGTCCTCCCATTTCATCTGCAAAGCTTCTCGGCCAAACTTACCCCCACAGGATTTGTCTGGCTCTAAGAACTTAGCCGATTTAGCTGACCATTCGACAAACAGCTCGAACCATTCCGGCCCGTCGCCATCCCTGCTTTCCCGTTCCAAAGCTACACAGAATGGAAACCACAGATTCCGATCGTCACTGGACACCTTTTCAAGAGCTGCCTTGACCCGATCGAATTCAGCCGGCGGCCTAGAGAATGGGTTATCCGGCCGACTGGCTGTTCTCCCACCACCTGGTTTCCGCTGGAAGTGGTGGTGCTCCTCCAAGAAAGAGCAGAGGGCTTCGATCAGTTTTTCAGCTTCCGCCTCTTCAATGAGAGGCAGATCTTTAAGGCCAACCTCGCCAGGGGAGCCGCCGTGCCAGACGTAATCCCCACCTGTATCAGGGTGGCGACCGAACGCTACGAACTGCTGGCCTTGGCCAAGGAATTCGAGCTGGTCGTACTTAGGCTTGCCGTCCACAATAATATGAGACGTGAATTGGATATTCTTTTTCCGGAACCCATTGACTGTCCTAAACGGGATCAGGCGCTTCGGAGGCTGGCCAACCCGGATCAGGATCTTGCCCCGGTCCTTGAACCAGTTCAGGACGAATTCTTCCGCCGCCTGAGCTCCAGCCTCACCCATGATATCAATATCAAACCCTGGGACAGTGGCAGATAAGATGCCAGTGCTGAGCTGCCGGGGGTACTGCCCTTCCCAACCGGCGATCATCCTTTCAGATGCCTCGCCCATGTTCTGCCAGCCATTAATCTTAGGGGCCTTGCCTTCGATCGGGATAGGCGGGAACCCTGCGGACCTCAGCAGCAATCGCCGTCTGGTCACTTCACCCGTGTTCGCAGGGAAGTGAAGGACTGTCCCCTTGGAGATCTTCCCACCAATTTTTGGGGGTTTACTACCGGAATCATTTGAGTCATCATCTGACATGTTCGATGTGTCCTTCGTTTAAGGTCCGATGTGTCCTTGCTTTAAGGTCTGATGGTCTGAAGAAGGTACGCAGTTTTGGTCGGCTGCTAGATTTCGAACAGAAACCCTGGCGTCTTTGATTAGGCGTCAGGGTTTTTCGTGTGGGGGAAGAGGGTAGGAAACAAGAAGTGGTCTGCTTCTGTCAATTCCCGCCGTTCTCGTTTTAAAAGTTTCTTCAATTCTTGAAATTCTTCATCAACCTTTTTCCGCCGAACCCGCTCTCGGCGATTCCATTCTTTCATACTTTCTTTTTTAGTCGGCACAAATTTCCTCCCGTCAAGAAAAAGGGCAGCCAGACGATACGCTGGCTACCCCAAAGTGTAAACGTCATATTTCCTATGAAGTGATTACTTACGCGAACGCCCGACCCGCTTCGGAGCAGCGGCAGCCACGACTTCCTCTTCCGCTTCCTCCGTATCGTCCGGCACCGCGAACAGCGATCCCTTTTCCCAACCCACTAGGCTGAGGACTGGGAACTTGATACGGCCATATGCCTTGTTCGAGTGCATATAGCTGTCGACCCCGAGTTCCATAATCGGGTTCATGCCTTCGTGACCGGCCATGCCGTCGCCGTACGCCACCATAAATTTCCCTACCGCGGTTCTACCCCCGGTGGAGTTCGTGATGAACGTCGCCGCAGTGGCTTCGGTGTACTTCTTGCCGACCGGCTTAAGAAGCATACGGGAAGTCGCGACCCATGGGTCACGGGGCTTGCCGTTCTGGTCGAGTTCCCACATCTCTTGGTCGTGGTCGCCAAGAGTCGAACGAGGGACAGGACGGTAGCGGTCCAGCGGCCTGCCAGAAACTTCCTGGGTCGGCTTGCTGTCGAACCACCTGACCCAGCCGACATACAACGCCTCCATAGAAGCGACGTATCGAGTGCCGACGGGGACTTCCTCGTTTTCCATACCGAGGAGCCAATCGCCCTTGTTGAACTTCAAGAGCTTGCCGATGATATTGCCGCCGGCCTGACTGGCGACCTCTTCCCCATATTCCTGGAAGAAGTTCTTGGCGGGTGGGACCTGATTGAGTTTTACGATTTCTGACATCTGGTTTCCGATTCTAGTTCCGTGGTTTTCCCGTTTCCGGGCATAAAGACCTTATCATACCTTCGCGAAGGGGTAAACATATTATTTTTATGAATAGGGGTTTACTTATCCATAAATATGAGACATATACATCAAATCAACCCTGAACCCGGAGACAAAAACATGACTTTCTCTCTTTCTATCGAAACCACTGACGGCAAGACCTTCCCCTGGAAGTTCCTGTCCAAACTCACTGAAGACCAGGCGCGCACTGTGGCCATCAGCCACTTCAACGCCCGCCGCCACTACCGCCTGCCGGTCGTATCGGTCGCCTTGATCAAAGACGGCCAGGTGTGGGACGTGTACGACGGCCAGTGGGCCACCACGATTAACGGCTGGTGGAACTGATGGCTAAAAAGAATAAACTCTACGTCCCTCGCCAGCGCTTCCATTCGTGGAGGCGCTTCGCTCGGCCGAGACGGGCTTTGGTGTGGGCTTACGGCTCAAACCTCAGCATCGACCAGATGATCGACCGTTGCCCTTCAGCCTCGCCTATCGACAAGCTGACGCTCGGGAACACGCGCATAGTGTTCCGCGGCTTCGCTGACCTTGAGACCCATGAGGGGTCCACGGCTGCCGGCGGGCTCTGGCGCATCGACCAGAAGTGCGAAGACGACCTTGACCGGTTCGAGGGCCTGTACCGGAAGCTGTATTTCATCGTGACCCACGGGTCAGAGCAGGAAGAGTGCCTGTTCTATCAGATGCGGTTCCCCCACGGGATCATGCCTCCGACCCAGGATTATTACGACCGGATAGCCGAAGGCTACCGGGACTTCGACCTGCAAATGGACACGCTGGAGAACGCCTTGGCTCATTCCTATGAAGACAAGGCCCTGACCCAGCAGCTATGGGAACGGCGGAAGCGGCAGGGCAAACCCCCTTACGCTTTTCACCTGACCCCGCAAGACCTGAAAGAAGTAGGCATTAACCCGAAAAGGAAACGCGCATGAAATTCAAGTACGCAGACCAAACCCTGCAGGGTGTCCACTACCTCGATATTGTCAAGGCCATGCAGTCCCATTCCCTGTTCGACCAGGAAAAGCCGATGGGGGTCTACATGAAGGAAGCGGCCGCCCGCGGCAAGATGCAATCCGGTAAAGTGATTCGGTCAGACACGGCCGATAACTTTGTCAAGGATCTGGTCGCGGCCGGCCTGCTCGAGGAGTTGAAGTAGTCATGGTCGAGCCTAACCGACTGATGGAGGTTCTGCTGCAGATCCGAGCGGATATCAGACGCCAGGATCAACGCATAGACCACGAGTTCAGCGAAATTCGGGACAGTCTAAGACGGATTGACGAACGCATCGACGGCCTAGTCGCTAAACTTGAGAAAATCCAGTGACCCCGCACCTGGTTATCCTTAAGCCAGACGGCGAAACCCTGTCCTATGTGATTACCCGGCTGCCGACGGCTGAAGAACTGCTCGACCTGATCGGCGGGTGGATCACAGAAGTTCCAGGTTTCACGTCTTGGGCAGGGTCGCCTTGCGTCGCATACTGCGACGAAGATGGCGACCGGCAGAACCTGCCGAAGAACATGCTGGCGACCAAGGCCTGGATGAAAGTCCACCCTGAAGCGTTCGATATCCTGACCGGCACTGTAGTCCTGGTGGTCGGCCCGCACGACTTCTTGCATGGGGAGTGCTGCAGTTCATGAAATTCGAAGGCAAGCGCAAGCAAAAGCCAGTCACACTCTCAAAAACCCAGTTTACATCCTCAAAGAAAGATGACATAAGAACGACCATGAACCTGTACCCATTCCACGACGTCGCCAAAACCGCAGCCCGGAGAATGGCTGAGGGTTGGGACATACATCAGCAGTTCACTTGCTCCGGCTGTGGCGTGAAGCAGACGATGGGCGATAAAAACAGATTCTTCACCGAAGGGAAGTGTGAAGAGTGCGGCCACATCACGGATATTCAGCGGAACGGCTGTAACTTTATGGCAATGACCAGGATGACTAAACCATGAAAACAATCAAATGCAGTATCTGCCATAAGCCGATCCTCCCCCATCCTCTCAGTGGATGGGCAGGCGGCAATAACGCTGAGCCGGTCAGCCCCGGCAGGTGCTGTGATGAATGCGATATGACAGTCGTCATCCCCGAACGGATTTTTCGTATCGAACTCGCGCAGCAGGAGGGTCGCGTTCCTAAATAACGTCCTGCAGCCAGTGGGAAAGCGGGTGAAGTCTCCCGTGTCTCCCCCAAGACGAAACGGCCTTGCGGTCGCCCAATAGTGGTCTCCGTTCTGTGGGGTTCGATAAGTCTGACGGGTCCTTTCTCGAACTGGTAAAAGGGTCGGCGCTTTATCCTTTCAGCGCCGGCCCTTTTTTTATGAAAAAATTATTTACATATTCATAAAATCATGTCATATTCTTGAAATCAACTTCAGGAGAGACACATGGACCCCACCGTTCAGCAACAGAAATTCATCACTGCCCTCGTCAGCACCACCGCCAATATCGCGTTGGTCGCCAGGGCCGGAACCGGCAAGACCACCACCATCCTGCTCGGCGTCGCCGCTTACCATTCCGCCTATCCGCAGGATGAAGTGGTCGTCTGCGCTTTCAATAAAGCTATCGCCGTAGAGATCCAGGGCAAGTTGAAGGCCCAGGGGTACGACTGGCGCAAGGTCCAGGGTTCGACAATCCACGCCCTCGGCAATTCCATTCTGCAGAAAGTTTTCCCCTCCCAGATCGAGGGCAAGAAAATCCTGAACCTGGTTAAGGCCAGGAACGAGCCAGTCTTCGCCCAGTACGGCGCGCAGATCATTTCCCTCGTCCGCTACGCCAAAGGCGCAGGCGTCGGGTTTTTCCAGGATATGCCGATCGGTGATCTGTCGGTCTGGTACAGGCTGGCTGAGCATTACGATATCAACGGTTTCGACGACACGTCAGAAATGGATGCTGTCGTGGCTGCCGCCCAGTCGATTTACCAGGCCTCCCTCGCCCAGACCGATATCATCGACTTTGACGATATGATCCTGTTCCCGCTGATTAAAAACCTGCGGGTCAGGTTCCCGAAGGATCTGGTCATCCTCGACGAAGCGCAGGACCTTTCCCGCGCCCGCCAGGCCTTGGCCAAGAAATTCGTCAAGCCGTTCACTGGCCGAATGGTTATCGTCGGCGACGACAAGCAGGCGATCTACGGGTTCTCCGGCGCGGACGCTGAAGCCCTGCAGAACCTCACGGTCGAGCTGAACGCCGTGACCCTGCCTCTAACGGTGACCTGGCGCTGCCCACAAGCGGTGGTCCGTGAGGCCCAACGGCTGGTGCCGGATATCGAGTGCGCCTCGACCCGTGAAGGTGAAGTCTTGCACCTGGACGCCCTGCCTGAGCTCACTGCGATGGACGCCATTCTGTGCCGGAACACTGCGCCTCTTATCACCCTGGCCTATGGCCTGATCCGCAAAGGCGTCCCCTGCAAAGTCGAAGGCCGGGCGATCGGCGAAGGCCTGCTGACCCTGGTCGATCGCTGGAAGGTTTCTTCAGTCGACTCGTTCCTCCGCCGCCTCGAAGATTACCGGGCTCGAGAGATCCAGAAAGCGATGGCCCGCGGTAATGACGCCAAGGTCGAAGAGGTCACAGACCGAGTGGAAACCTTGGTCCAGATCTGCCAGGCTGTCACCGCCCGCCGGCTGCACACGCTGGAGGCAGTGCGCCAGTTCATTAACGACCTGTTCGCGGACGATGTAGCCGGGGTCTTGACCCTTGCCACTTATCACCGCAGCAAGGGCAGGGAATGGGGCAGGGTTTATCTCTGGGAGCATTCTAAGCGTTGCCCCTCCCGCGCTGCTCGGCTGCCCTGGCAGCAAGAACAGGAACGTAACCTGGCCTACGTCGCCATTACCCGCGTGAAGGAGACCCTCGGCTATGTCAATTGACAAAGCCCGTATCCCGGCCCTCATGGCAGTCACTGACTACATGAGGGTCGAGTCTATCTTGGTCGAAAACTACGGCCAGATCGCGTTAAGCGACCCCCAAGGATTGCATGAGCGATCGTTGGCTGCTGCGTTAAACCGGGCTGAACTGAAAGGACGGCCTGTGTCTGCAGAATCAATGTTGGTTGAGTTGACATTGTTCCAGAAATTAACGCCAAGAAAAGCGCATAAGTTCATGATAGAAATCGCCGCTCTTCTGGCTCCGGAATTCGAAAGAGAAAGAAATATCCAGTAAAAGATGATTTACTTATCCATAGGTTCATGACATATTCTTCAAATCAACCCCTGACCAACGGAGACTCAAATGACTAAGGTGTTCGTGTATGGCACGCTCAAAAAAGGTTACTGGAACCACTCTCGGTTCATGAAGAACGCCCACTTCCTCGGGACCTGCCAGACGGCAGACCGCTATGTGATGATCGGCCTCGGCTCGACTGTGCCGATGATCCTGTCGTCAGGCAAAGGCAAGCCGGTCCGCGGGGAACTCTATGAAGTTCCTGAGTCGGACATGCCGGCGATCGACCGCCTCGAGGGCGGCTATCGGAAGATCCGCAAGTACGTCGTGATGGACAGCGGCAAAGCAATCTTGGCCAGTTACTATGTCGGCCGGGACGCCTATGGCAGTGACACGCCGAAATGGGACGCTGGCAACGTCTTCAATTATCACCTGGAGGATGCATGCAATATCTGATCGTTTTCTTGTTCTGGTCATCGTTCGCCTTCGCTTGCGACGACCATCATCATACCCGTTGCACGTCGTGGACCAGCAGTGGGGGTACGACTTACACGGATTGCAAGTGAGAAAACCCGTGTATAACCATGCCCTGCATAAACACGGGGTCATGATAACCGAGGGTCCGGAGCAGTCCGAGATCCTTTACGACAACGGCCATACTTGGGTCAGCCCAAACAACCAGTGGAGATATTCTTTGGAAAAGCCGAACTACGCAAACATGAACGGCCCGCAATTGCTGGCCGCATATAACGCCCTGGCGGGAAAAACCCGGCGGGCGAAGTTCACCAACTTGGCGGAAGGCGTCACCGCCTGTGAAAAGGTGTGGAGCGCGAACGGCGGCGGGGAAGCCCCTGCAGTGACCAACGGGAAGGCCAAGGCCGAACCGAAGCCGGTTAAGCCCAGCAAGGCCAAGGCCAAGGCCAAGCCTGAGCCGAAGGCCGCTAAGCCGAAGCCTACCCCGGAGCCGGAGGAGCCCGCCAAGCGTGGTAGTCCACGGCTGCAGCGGAAGCTGAAAGTCTTGATCGACGAGAACCCGTATCGGGAAGGGACGCACTCTCATTCGCATTTCGAGGCGATGAAGGGTGGCAGGACGGTCGGGGAATTCTTCGCTGAGTTCACCTCAGAGAAGGACAAGGCCAGAGCCAGCCAAGGGCTGTCGAATGCCTTGCGGGCGAACTACGTCAAAGTTCTGCCCTGATGCCCAAGAAAAAGAAAAAGAGAGGGGGAGCCAGCCTCCCCTGCCCTACCTGCGGGAAAGACACCCACGTTATCGTCACCCGCAGGGGCGAGGGCAAAGTCATCCGGTTCCGGGGGTGCCTCAAGCACGAGGCCCACCGGTTCTACACCTGCGAAATCGCATCCACTGACCCCGCCCTTTACGCGGAGTATAACAGCTACAGAGGCGCTTAATGGAAATCATCGTTCAGATCATGTCTGAAATAATTGAGGATCACGCTCTTGAGCTGGCTCTTCGGACGGGGGATTATCTGCAGGCTTCGGAGCTTCTGGAGCTAGCGCATAAGTTACAAGGTCGATCCCCGCTTCACGAAACATAAGCAGGGTAAACTGCGCGTCTGACGCCCAAGGCTCCCGGTCAAGAGGAGCCGGCGACAGAACCCGTTTCACCCCCCTCGAGACAATCGACTTAGCGCACTGGCTGCAGGGGAACATAGTCGTCGCGATCGTCTGGATCTCAAACTTAGCGTGATCGAGGACGTTCCTTTCAGCGTGCTGCGTCAAGGCGTATTTCGTCACCTGATCCTGCAGGCGTTCCGGCGTGTCTGCCACGCCAGGCGGGAAGCCATTATAGCCAAGGGCCAGGTCCTTTCGGTTGACCCCGACTGCGACTGCCCCGACCTTGGTCGTGTCCTTGCTCCACTGGGCGACGTGATAGGCCAGGTTGATATGGCGGACGTCCCAGATATCCATCAGACGAGATCCGACAGGTCAGGGGCAGTCCAGCCATCCGGTTTCACCACGTCATGCTTGGACTTACGGGCTGAGTTCGACCCGTCCGGCGCAGCCTTGATCTTCTTCATGTTGGCTGCGTGGACCCGTCGCCAAGCTTCGTCGAAGTCGAACCCCGCCAGGTAGGCAGTCCCCATCGCCACATAGCAAATATCGACCAAGGCGTCAAGTTTCTTTTCCAGGGTCGAGGCGTAGCGGTATTCGTCCAGTTCCTCTTCCATGAACCTGAGGCGGAAGGGCTCGAGGTCAGGCGGCAGGATACGCGGCGGCCCGTCGTAAGTCAAGTCGAACTTAGTGTGAAATCCAATAATATCGTCAAACATACCGTATCCTTCTTTCATACTACCCACTCCCGTTTGGGGTCCTGCAGGACCACAGTTGCTAAGTCGATCTTTTTCCTCATGGCATAGATAATTTTATATTCCACCGTGTCCCGGGTCATGAAGTCGATCACGGTCACCCGGTCTTGCTTGCCCATGCCGGACGCCCGTTCCTCGCTTTGATCCCTATGTTCGAGGTTGTCCGTATTGGAATAGTAGACGATCAGCGACGCTTCGGACCAGTCCCTGCCCCTGCCGCCCGAGGCGGGGGTGGCGACCATGAACCTGCACTGTTCATCTTCCTTGAACTGGCGGCTGTTAGCTTCGCGGGTCTTGCGGTTGTGGCCATAGAAATCAACAGTCGACCATTCGCCGAATTCTTTCCTCAGCGCCGCGACCACCTTCTGCAGGTCTCGGGTATAGCTGCACCAGATCACAGCCTTGCCGTCGAAGTCGGCTAGCAATTCAACTAGGCTTTTCGTCCTGTTCTCTGGCACCGGGTAGACGTTCTTGGCTTCGTCTGTTACCCAACCACAGCAGAGCTGGTGCAGGCGCAGGGTTGTGGTGATAGACTGCTGGGACGTCATAAACACTCCTGGCAGGACTTCGGCTGTGGCGTTTTCGTCCATCTCCCGATAGATCCGTTCCTGTTCTGGCGTCATCTCGACTTCGCGGGTGACGTACAGTTTCTCAGGAACGTCTGTGCAGTCTTTCAGCAGTTTCCGGTAGGACCAGGGGGAAAGCTTGTCCCACAGCTCATTGATATTATCCGTGTACCGAACAGGGACTTTGATGCTGTACTTGCCGCCGACCCGCATGTGGCGGATGACTGCATACCGCTGCTCGAAGCCAGTGTATGAACTGAACCCCAACAGGCCTGGCCGCAGGAATTCGAACTGGCTCCATATGTCCAGGGGCGACCGAGGCGTAGGGAGCCCCGATAGAATACGGGCCTTGGTCGCCATCGGCCGCAGGATCTTCAGGACCCGTGTCCTGATCGCGTCCTCAGTCTTCAGGGTGACAGACTCGTCGATGACTAAGGTCGACTCGCCCCGCTGCAGGATATTGGCGCAGGCGTGCCGGATGCTGTCCATCGAGGAGAAAGCTTCGACGTTGGCGACCAGGATATTCTGCCTGCCTTTATCTTTATTGTCCAAGACATTCTTAACAGATTTGATACCCCGCCGGCTGTCCCAAACCCCGATCACGGGGCGATCTGGATCTTCTAAATGTTTCTGAAGTTCCGTTTCCCATACGCGGTACGCGCCGGCGGGGGCGACAACGACCAGGTTCCTCCCACTAGACCGTTGCCAATCGTCAATCGTGACTTTCGTTTTACCAGTCCGCATCTGCATTAATAGGGCAAAGACGTCCTGGCCGTCCATCCTCTTGAGGGCTTCGGTCTGGTGGGCGTAATCGGGGAACATGAGTATGATAATAAACCAGTCCGGCCCTGGTGTACATATCTTATTTTATAGTATATGACATCAGTTCTTACCATGACGAAAGGAAAACCCCGATGACCAAACTTCGCCTCAACGACTACCAAGCAGCCAAATATCGCCGCGCCCTGCAGCATGCAGGCTTCGCCATTCCCGCCAACGCCGACAAGGTTGCGCTTTATCGCATGGTGATCGAGCGTGAGATTGACATGACCTCGTGGCGCTATCGCCCGACGCCAAATCTGGGCCGCGTCTAAAAAAAAGCCGCCCTTCGGGGCGGCCCCGCCTGACAAAAGGAACACAACAATGATCAAGATCTTCGCCACTGGCGCAGCTCTGGCCGCCGCCCTCCTGACCTTCGACGCCCGCGCCGCCGCCTTCCACGCCACGCTGGAATGCCACGGCGGCCGCAACGTCGTTCTCTACCTCTGCGACGGCCAAGGAGAATCCCTATGACTAAAGTTGAAAAAATCATCGATGAAGTCAGCCTGGCCTCTGAGGCCTGCGTAGATAAGGAATATATTATATACGCTCGGGTTCTCGACCAGATCAAGTCTGGCCTGGCAGGGGGCGGGGATGAACGTATCGCCACAAAACTCGGCCGCAAAATCAAGGAAATCATCGAGGATGACGGACATCAAGCAGCTAACTGACGAACGATCTAAAACCCACGGCGACTTTAACGACGTCTCCAATACGGCCCAAGCGTTAAAGTCGATCGTCCGCCAGGGCAAGGCTTACGGCAAGTTCACGCCGACTCAGGCTGAAGGCCTGGACATGATCTTGCACAAGATCGCTCGCTGGGTCAACGGCGACCCGAACTTCCTTGAACACCTTATTGATATCGAAGGTTACGCCCACGCCACCCGTGTCCGGATCAAGCCTGAGCTGCGGGCGTCAGTGCAGGAAGCTATCGAGTCGGCGATCCATGGCCAAACGCCCTGAAGTTCGGATTGTTATGAAAGCAGCTTGGACCCCGGAAAGGCGAAAAATGCAATCTGAGTTAATGAGTATCGGTCGTCGAAGCGGGAGGATTTAGCCGTGTGTGGGTTCCTCGCTCAGCTGGGTCACGACCAGTTATTCGACACAGCTTTCTTAAAAGTCCGGCATCGAGGCGTCCGCTCTAAAATCATGGGGAACATCGGCGGCCTGATGGGCCACGCGCGGCTGCCGATCGTCGGGCTGGATGAGTCCTATGACCAGCCGGTCGCTGTCGGTTCTTGGATGATCTGTTTCGTCGGCGAGGTCCTGGATTTTCGCGACCATGAACAGGATGAATCAGACTTGCCGTTGGTCGTCGAAGGCTGGATCGAGCATGGGCCGAAGGCCTTAGTCGGGCATGACGGGTTCTGGAGTATCGCCGCCATGTCTAATACTGAGCTGCATGTGGTGGCTGACTATCTTGGGCAGAAGCCGATTTATTACCGACCGGACGTGCTTGCGGCCGGGTCGGAGCCTGACGCCCTCGCCGCCCTCGGCCCGACTACCCCGGACGAAATCTATCTATCCAGTGTGATTAAATGGGGCTATTGCCCACAGATCGAGCGAACGCCCTACCGGGAGATCAAGCACGTCCTGCCGGGGGAGCACGTCTGCATGAACAAGGAGGGGGACGTCTATCGCAATATCATAGACCCCCTCGAGCCTAGAGCAGGTGACCTTAGGCTGGAGCTCGAGGCTGCCGTTCGCCGGAGAGTCTTGGCCGCTGACGTGCCTGTAGCGAGCCTGCTGAGCGGGGGTTTAGACTCGTCCATTGTTCACACCCTGGCAGCCAGACATGGGGACGTACACCCGCTCTACGTGGCCCTGGAAGAGGATCTGGGGGAAAGGCTGGCTGTCTCCGCTGTTGGTGGGGAAGTTCGGGAAGCCTATGGCTACTGGCCGGACGACGCCACAGCCCTAGGCTACATGCAAGAGCCAATCGACTTAGGGTCGCTCAAGCCCCAGATCCTCCTTTCCCAATCCGTTCCTCAGATTGTGTGCCTGACTGGCGACGGGGCGGACGAGCTGTTCTCCGGTTATGGCCGAGCCATGCGGTACGACTCCCAGTATACCGACGTCTTTCATGAGCTCCCTGCCTGGCACTTGCCCAGGCTCGATCGGGTCATGATGCGCCACAGAGTCGAGGTCCGGTCGCCGTTCCTCGCCCGCAGGGTAGCGGAGATCGCCTTGTCCCTCCCATACAAAGCCCGGAAGAACAAGCAGATCCTGCGGGACTTGTTCAAGAATGATCTGCCGCCAGGGATTGCTGAGGGGAAAAAGAAACCGCTTCGGCCCTTGGACTTCGATCAGGAAAAACGGTCCAAACTGCTAGTCGCCCAGTTCCGGGAATTGACCTGGCCATAAAAATAAATACTCGATTGGGGTTTACTTTTTATGAAATATGACATATATTTTTATCCGTAGGGATCACCCCTATCGGAGAACAAACAAATGGACTTAAATAGTTGCCTCCTCGGGCTCGAAGAGTTTGGGTTGTGGGAACGTCAGGTTGACGGGACATTCGTTATTACGTCATCCGGCCACTGTATGATCAACCCTGAAGCTTGGCCTTTACCGCCAGGGCCGACAGGAAAAGAAAAAAAGCGTACCCGTTCGATAGACGACGGGGAAATCGAAGCAGCCGATGGCTACCTCCATCGTCTGGTTGAACTGGGTTTCCTAACTGAGGAAAAAGGTTCTGGTGGGATCTTTTATGTCACTGACCTTGGTTCCACCCGGATCAGGAATTTCCCCGGAGCCTTGAACCCCGGCGAACTTGGTTATTCTGCAACTTTACCAGTAGGGGCAAGATCCTTCCACTAAAGCCCAGCCGAAGGTGGCGCATATAACATCGGCAATACGTCGGGGAGCGTCCACGTGGCCGTTCCTTTCCTCTGGCCTTGCATGGCTGACGGCGTTGTGGTGGAAGCTCGGAATAAGCCGAGTGTGAAACTGTGGCGCTCGTTGGCTCCGGAGTTAATCCCAGGACGTGTCGGGCAGTTCGGCCCGTTATCAATGAGCTACGGAGCCCTGGATCGAAAGGCGGTCCAGGGTTTTTTCGCATCGGACATCCGCCGATCGCTGCGGTACACATTTAAAAAAAGGATCGACGCATGGCCAAGGAATTAACAGCCATAGGAATTACCTGCGGGATTGGCTCGCTGCTGATTGGCGCACGGTCTGCAGGATTCAAAGTCCTTGGCAATGTCGAGTGGAGAAAATATTACCACGAGACAGACGACCGTGGCCGGGATACGTTCACTGAAAATTTCCCTGGTGCTATTTTCCCATATAGCCGAGAGCGCATGACCGAGGAAGAATTCCTCAGGTTCAGCAATCCTGACATCGCCTTGGCTCATCCTGAATGTGGAAACTTCAGCCAACTTAGTGGGTCCAATACCAATCGCGTCGAGAAGTTAAGTGACCCTGGGGACATCCCATTATTCGTAGAATTGGTTAACCAGTTTAACCCCCGCTTTTTCGTGATGGATGATCTGCCCCGATCATTCATAGCCTACCCTATGAGCAAGTATGCCGAAGCTTTGCCTCAGTACGACCTATTCCCTGAATGGGTCAGCAATTGGGGCTACGGCAATATCCAAAAGGGTCGCAATAGGCTTTTCATGCTGGGCGCTCTACGGAAAGAAAAATGGGCGTTTATTCCAGGTGAAATGGAACATAACTTGACAGTCCGAGACGTGATCGGCGACATGGGCGAGCCTGGCAGGTCCAACTATCCGAACCACGATCCCCATGATAACTCCCTTGACTGCTTCCGCGCCTTGAACTGCGGCGGTTATCGGAAGCATAATTCCTGGGCGGAGACAGCCGAATATTTCCAAGACAAGAAGGGCGGCTACACCCTTGGCTATGAGCGAGTCGACGGTAGCATGGTGAAGCGGATCGGTTTCTTGAAAGGCCATTGGGACGGCCCTGCTCATGTTCTGACCGGCGGCAACGCGACCGTTCACCACATTCGTTGCGACCCGTACACAATCAGGGAGCGCGCCCGCATCCAAGGCTTCCCTGATGATTTTATTTTCTATGGGTCCATCCTGAACGAGCGTGGCGAATGGTGCCACGACACCAATAACCACATGGTCAGGATGACCGGCAAGGCTATGCCGATCCAGTTCGGTGAGTACGTGTCCAAGCAGATCGCTGCGTTCATAAATAAAAAACCGTTCCAGGCCAGCCGCCGCCGGGTCCAGAAACAGAATGAATATGTGAACGCCGCCAAGGAATGGTATTGCAAAGAGGTCGGTTACTCCAACCAGGAAGCCGCCTGCCGGGAATGCTGGCTGAAACAGAACTGCCTGATCCGCCAAGAAAAATATTCTATTGCCGCTTAATGTCTGGGATTGTCCGATGGACAACCCCATAAAAAGAAGACATATTCATATCTCCTTTGACGGGAGAATGATATGTCAAAAGTCAGCCTGAGCATTGTTGATAATTCACAGAATATAAACCCTGACGGTTCGAATGACCGGCAATTTGATTTCGGAGTGCCGTGGTTCAGTGAACAATGGGTCACGTGGAAACAAGGTCAAAATGGAAAACCTGACCGTCTTTGTTTTTCTATGTATCCTAAGGGCAGCGATTGGAAACATCGAGACGACACAACTAAACGTATGACTTTGATGAGTTATATCGGCGGTCTCCCTTTAATTAGGAAAAAAGAATGGGAGTGTAAAATGGAATTAAAAGGGGAAGACGCCCCTTATCATTACGTTGAACTGCCCACCGTAATAGATTGCCCTACGTGTCAAGGATTAGGGAAATTATATGATCTTCCTCGGTAACAGTGTTTCCTTCCAGGCGATCCGCGAAGAGATCCGAATGCGGTTCGCCGCTGCACCCCTCGTCCAGACCGAACGCTGGCAGGGGGTCGCAGCCAACCAAGACACCCGCGAACTGCGGAACGTCTGCTTCGAGGTCTACCTGAAGGGGGTTGAGGACTTGGATCACTGGCGGGAGGATATCCAACCGAACCTGCCGTGGGCAGACCGACACTTTGAGGACGAAAGAGTCGGAGGCCAGCCACTAAACCCCGGCGAGCAGTGGAAGAACTGGCCTTACGCCAACTCGGCGTCCAAGTTTAAAACTGAACGGTTCAATCATTCCTATATGGAACGGCTGTGGCCAAAGTACGCCAGGCGAACCACTGGCGGGACCTTGGCCAAGGGGAAAGCCCTAAGGAAGTATCCGCTTACCGACCCCAGACCCTTGCAGGGGATCGGCCACAGCTACGGCGACCTGCAGGATCTGGTCGAGCTGCTGGCCAAGGAACCTTACACCCGCCAGGCCTATATCCCGTTGTTCTTTCCTGAGGACACTGGCCTCGGCGACAGCGGCCGCAAGCCTTGCACCTTAGGCTATCAGATCATCGTGCGGGACTCGGAAGCCCATATCTGGTATCCTTTACGGTCCTGCGATTATGTCAGACACTGGGCGGACGATTGCTATATGGCCGTCCGCTTGCTATTGTGGGTCATGGAGGAATGCCGGCAAAGAAATTCTGACTGGAAGCAAATTTCCTGTGGCACATTTTCCATGCATATGACATCATTGCATATCTTTTCCACAGATAGGCTAAATGATGAAATCGACCGGGCAACAACTCGTTCAGCAGATTGAGGATGAAGCTGCGCTTTACGGCGTTCTGAAAAACGCAGACGAACAGGGCAGGACCCGATACGAAGTTACTTGCGGGGAATGCCACACCAAGGAAAACGTATTTCACTCTAGCATTAACCGATCGGAGCAACTAACGACTCATTTCCGAAAACGAGGGTGGGTCCTGAACCCAAAGACTATCCCTTACTGTTCAACCCAATGTGTGAGAAAGGCAAAACAGACTATGAAACAGGCATACCCTGCGCCAAAGACAGACACGGCGATCGTCACCCCGACCCCGACTATCGGGTCTGATATCCGGCTGACCCTGCGTGTCGGCGGCGTGATCGAAGAGCATTTCGACCGTGAGAAACGCCTTTATCACCTTGGTTGGTCAGACGAACGGGTGGCTAAAGAAACCAGCGCAGCCCTTGATTTTGTTCTCAAGGTGCGAAAGGAAGGGTTCGGCGAACTGGCAGAAGACCCTGAAATGACCCGCCTGCGGCTAGATATCAAAGCCCTGGAGGACCATGTGACTGAGGTCATGGTTAAGCTCAGCGGATCAGTCGACGAGATAAAAACCCGTTTCGATCGCATGTCCCACCACAAGGCAGCCGGCTAATGACCATCAGCGAAATCATAAACGAATATGGCCGGAAGGCCAGCCGTGAATTCCCTGATCGTAATAAAACAGTAGGTGCTTCGGAAGTGGGCTTATGCGCCCGCCGGGTGCACTGGCAGAAGCATGGGACGCCGAGGGATGAAATCATCAAGTCCACGACTCAGGTCGCTGACAAGCGGGGCGCAGCCCAAGTCCCTGGGAACTGGGGCGCGCATGTCCGGGGGTCGACAATGGAAGAAGTCCTATGGTTTCCTGCCATGCGGGCTAAGTTTGGCGACAGCCTGAAACTGGCAGGGGCGGACCAGCGGACATTAACCCTGGGCGACCTGTCGGCTACGCCGGATGGCGTGGTCATAGGAAGGGGAGGAGAGCTTGTCAAAGGCGCTAAAGATGTCGTCGTCGAATGTAAGACGATTGATCCGCGGGTTAACCTGGTCGAAGAGAAATCAGAGAACGCCTTGCAAGTCCAGGTCCAAATGGGCGTTATCCATGCGGTTACGCCGTATCGTCCGACTCATGCGGTCATCTCTTATATTGACGCCTCGTTCTGGCACGATGTGGAAGAGTTCACGGTCCCGTACAACCCGGAGCTCTTCGAGAAGATGAAAGCCAGGGCCGCCAAGATCATGCACGCTGACGTGCAGGACATGAAGCCTGAAGGCTGGATCAAAGGCGGCAAAGAGTGCAACTGGTGTCCTTGGGCGATCCGCTGCGGAGCAATGCAGAACGCTGTACCAGCCGAAGAGAAACGACTGAACCCACAGGCCATCGCGGAAATCACGGACCTCTGCCGGCAGGGGCTGACCATTCAGAACCGGGTCAAGGAAGACGAAATCGAGTTCAAGGAACTGCAGGATCAGATCAAGACTCGACTCAAGGATCTTGGAACAAACCGGCTCCCTGGCGTGGTGAACTGGTCGCCAGTGAAGGGTCGGACCAAATGGGACAGCCCAGCGATGATCGACGCCCTTAAGCAGAAAGGAGTCGAGGTCGAGCAATTCAGCTCGACTGGCGAACCGTCGTCTCAGTTGACGATCGACAAGAAGCTAGTCCTGCGAACCATTTAATAAAGCCTTAAGCTTTTGCCTCGCCCCTTCTTCCTCAAGGGAGAGGGGGACGATTATATCTGGCAGGTCCATTGGTTTTTCAAAGATCAGCTTAGGCTTTTCAGGAACACGTATAGCGACCTTGACGCCGCAGTTTTGCTTCCACGGGTAATACCAGCGGGAGAAGCAACGGGCGTCTGCAGGGGTAGCCGCCGCGATTAACGCGACGGCTAAGACTCTCAGCATTAGCCGAGCTTCACATATTCCTGACGGTTGCTAGTATTCATGGACAAGATGGCGTTCCGACGCTCGATCGGGTCCTTCTTGTACTTGGCCTTGAAATCGCCGACAGTCTTCGAGACCTTCATGGCTTCGAAGAACCTGTGTGCGTCAGTGCCTTCCCGGCGGGGATTCTGCTTGACCAAGATTTTGATCTTCCGGTCGTCGCCCTTAAGCTCTGCGGGCATAATCGTACACTCCTTGTAGAAAACTTGGTCGGTGCAGCATCAAATAATAAAGATGTTCAGAAAAGTAAATACCTTATTTCAAATAAGCCTTTATGGTGGTATGATGTTAAAATGATGAACCTCCCAGAGACTTTACGCGGCCAAGGGGCTATCGGCATCGACCTCGAGACCTGTGACGTGGACCTGAAGACTCGTGGGCCAGGGGCGCATCGGGGCGGCTATATCTGCGGGGTATCGATCGGGACCGAAGCAGGGTTCCGGGCCTACTTCCCTGTAGCCCATGAGTCCGGCGAGAACATGGAAAAGTCCAAGGTTTTCAAATGGTTAGGCGAGCAGCTGATGCTGCCTGTACCTAAGATCGGGGCTCGCCTGGTCTACGACCTCAGCTTCCTGATGGCTGCCGGCATCCCATCGGTCGGCCCTTATTATGACGTCCAGGTGGCGGAGCCGCTGCTAGACGAGAACCAGTTTGTCTTCTCCCTTGATCGGATCAGTCAACAATATCTGGGGGAGAGTAAAAAGGGTCAGGAACTTGACGCTTTTTTAATAGAAAAATTCGGGAAAAAGAACCCCCGCAACCACATCTGGCGGGCTCCAGCGGATATCGTCGGTCCTTATGCGATCGGCGACGTGGACCTGCCCCTGCGGATATTTCCCCTGCAGAAAGCTGAATTGGAGAAACAGCAGCTATGGGATCTGTTCGTTATGGAAAGCGAACTGGTCGAGCTCCTGGCGAAGATGCACTTGCGGGGGGTCAGGGTCGATCTCAAAGCAACAGAAAAACTCGACCGAGCATACGAGCTCGAACACAACAAACTGCTGAAAGGGATCAAACGCGACACAGGCCTGGACGTGAACCCTTGGGCTGCCAAGTCTGTCGCTCTGCTGTTCGATTATCACGGGCTGAAGTATCCTCTGACCGCCAAGACTAAAGCCCCGTCGTTCACTGCCAGTTGGCTCGACTCGTTCGACCACCCTATCGGAGCCCAGATCCGGCGTATCCGGTGGTTGGATAAAATGCGCGGCACATTCCTGCAGGGGTGCATTCTCGAGAGCCATCATAACGGCCGGGTCCATTCCCAGTTCAACCAGTTGAAGTCCGAAGAAGGCGGCACCGTGACCGGCCGGTTCAGCTCGAGCCGGCCCGATCTCCAGTTCATCCCGACCAGGACAGAAGAAGCGAATCAGATTCGGGCGGCGTTCCTGCCGGAGACAGGGCAGTCCTGGGGCAAACTTGACTACAGCCAGATCGAATATCGGCTGATCGCCCATGACGCCTATTCGGCCGGCCTGAACGGGGCGGAAGAAGTCGTCCGCCGGTATAATGACGACCCGACCACAGACTTCCATGACGTGATCGCGAAGATGACCGGTCTGAACCGGGCCTCGGCCAAGACGATTAATTTCGGCTTGGCCTACGGCGAAGGGGTAACAAAGCTGGCAGGGCAGCTCCGGCTATCCATTCCTGACGCCGAAGATATGCTGCGCCGGTATCACTCCAACGCCCCATTCATTCGGCCGTTAGCCAAGATGATGTCAGGCCTGGCAGGAACCCAAGGCGAAATCCGGACCCTTATGCAACGCAAGCGCCGGTTCCATTCTTGGTCCCGCAGGCAGCCGAACGGCGAGTTGCTGGTTCTGGACCATTACTTTCCTGGCTCGCAACGCGCCTTCCTGCACAAGGCTCTTAACGCCCGCATCCAAGGCGGGGCGGCGGATATAATGAAGTTAGCTATGGTCCGAATTTATAAGTGCGGCGTCCTGGCTGTGACCGGCGTGCCGCACATGACAGTGCACGACGAGCTCGACCTGTCTATCCCTCGGACCAAGGCAGGCAAAGAGGCCCTGCAGGAAGTCCGCCGTCAAATGGAAGAGGTCGTGGCCCTCTCGGTCCCGCTGAAGGTGGACGTGGGCGTGGGCAAGAACTGGGGCGTAGCCCACTAAAAACGCCCGCTGGCTGGCCTCTTTGGTTCCTGGGGATACAGGAGGCCAGGACACAAAAAAGCCGCCCAGCGAACGCCTGGACGGCTCTAGTATGGGACGAAGGCTATTCCAAGAACTACCAGGGGTAGCTGTAGGGGACTCGCCCGACCAGGATCAGGATCAACAGGATAATCAGGATCAATCCGACCACTCCCATGCCGCCATAGCCAGTGCCGTAGCCAAGCCGCCAGTTCGGGTTTACTGCAGGGCCGCCGAGGCCGCCGAGCAGGATTATGACCAGGACGATAATAAGGATTGTGACCATAGCATTATCCGTGGATTGGCGGGCCGAAGACGCCCCAGCCTAGAAGCGCGAGCAAGACCCACCAGACGATTGGATGGTAGCGCGCGTAAGGATTAGCGGGCTGCACATATGCGAAGCCCCAGAAGATCAGCCCGACGATCATGATGATCCAGAACAGAAGTCCTATGCTCATTTTTGTATTCCTGGTTTCGCCCAACAGTCCAGCGGTTGGTCTGTGTTCAACTGTTTGACCTGCTTGCAGATGTCTGCTGACGGCATTTGGATCGTAACGGCCGGGACCGGCTCGCATTTGCCAGGGCATTGCGCCCCGTGCAAGAAGACGATCAGGAACCAGACGAGATTGTCAGTCACCGGCGTCCACGGGCAAGCGCCGTCACCGTGAACGGCACTGGCGCAGAGGTCGACAGCACTGGGCCATTATGGATCTGCACCATCACAGCCTTCGCTGTCGTCGGCGTGTAGGTGAAGGTGACGTTATCTGAGCCGTTGTATGTGGTCGGCGTGTCGACGCCGTCCAGGGTAATCACCGTGGCGCAGTAGGGCTCGTCAGCGAAGTCGTTGCCGTCCAGGCGCACCGTCACCGGCGCGCCGCCCACCGGGGCGGTAGGCGGGATCAGCGCGACGATGTTCGGGTTGTTGATGACGTAGAGCGGGGCAGGCGGGAACGCCGCCAGGCCGCCTTGCTCGACCGAGACCGTATGCTGCCCCCATCCAGCTTGCGCGACCCCGAGGGGGAAGCTGACCTGGGTAGCTGAAATGAATGTCGTCGGCATAGGGTTGACACCGACGAAGGCGCGGCAGCTCGGGTCGAAGTCCGCGCCTGTGACCACGATGGTCGTCGGCGCGGCGTCCTGCAGGCCGACCACCTCCGGGCTAATCGACGTCACCGTGGGACGTACGAGGGGCGGCGGAGGCGTCGCTGCGGCTGCCTCCCGGTTCCAAGCGAAGCCGACCCATTTGTAGCTTACGCCTTCGGGGAAGTCGACGACTTGATCAAGGACAGGCGCAGCGGGAAAGTCGAACATTATCCTATATCCTCTACCCAGAAGTCCCAAGCGTTGACTGACTGGTGAATGCCTTTATTGACCACTGTGATCTTGCACATCTTGTCAGTCTCAGGCGGCGGGTTGATATCAAATACCAGGATCAGCTCGGTGCCGACGACATTCGGGTCGACCCAGGTGCTCTTGGCGACGCCATCGAGGTAGCAGATGGAATCATTCCCCATCATGCCCCAGCCCCACACCTCGATGTGGTTCACGTTCGGCGTCCACTCCGAGTAGTAGTCTGGGTAGGTCGAGCGGATCTTGAAGCGCGGCTCGGTGAGAGTAATACTTTGATCGGGTGAGAGCGTCGGTTTGACGTTGACGGGGCACGGCACGGTCGGCGGAGGCTCTGTCGTCCAGGGATAGTAAGGCGGCGTCACTGTCGCCGTAAGCTCAGTGGCTGAGACGAAGGTCGCCGGCCAGGCAACACCTGCTACCACAACTTGATCCCCTGCCAGGAAGTTCGCTCCCCGCAGGGTCAGGGTAACTGGCTCATTCATCGTGCCGACGTTTGGACTTACAGAAGTCAGCCGCGGGCCGTCATATGTGATCGGCAGGTTATTGCTCGGGAAAGTCCCGGTGATATCGGTGTTCAGCACGCGGACGCTCTTCGACGTCGGCCCACCCCTGGCGGAGGAAGACACCGTGGCGGTCATCGCCGTCGGGCTGACGTAGCTGCTCGTCACCGTAGCGCCGTCGACTTGCACGACGCTGGTCGGCAAGAACCCACTGCCGTTGACCTGGATCGAAGCAGGCGCCGCCCCCTGCAGGCCAGTGTTCGGAACCAGACTTGTGAGAATGGCAGAGGGCACCGAGACGTAGGGCGCGCGGTCCCAGCGCACGCCGGTCCACACAAACGACGCGCCGCCGGAGAAGCAGTGCTGGCCGACAGTGGGTGTATCAGGCCAGTCGATCACGCAGCTACCCAGGCGGCGTTCTGGCGAACGTACTTAGTTCCATCGACTGGCGCTTCGTCAATCGCCACCTCGACCCATTGGACAGAGGTGCCGTCGTCGACCCAGACATGCAGGCTGGCGTCGGTCGTGTCGAACCATAGCATTCCTGGGGTCGGACTGGTGGGCGGCGTATCGCCTGAGTGCAAACCAAGCGGCTGCACCGGCTCCCAGCCGGCGTTCTTCCTGCCGTAGACACCATCGTTGGATGGCGCGTCGGCGAGCGGCGGCGGGATCTCGGCCCACGCTGCGTCCTTGCGGCTGTACGGCTTGGCGTCGAGCGGAGCCTCGGGGATGCCGCCGCCCATTGTCGACGGCACCCAGCCGGCGTTCTGCCTGGAGTACGGGTTGCCGGTGGAAGGAGCCTCCTCGACGTACTTGACCGAGGCTACAGTCGCTGGCCGCTTCCACGCGATCCCGTCCCAGACGTAGTTCACGCCGGTCGCCGTGTCGGTGAAGACCGTGTCCGGGAGCGGGTTGGCTGGGAAGTCAAAAGCCATGGTTCACTTCCTCGCCTTGAGAGTTGTGACTTCAGCTTCCAACTTCTTGACCTTAACCAGCAGCGCCGCCATCATCTTGACGACATCGACGCCTTCAAGAGTGGTTTCGGTCTCTGGTTTTCTGCGAGCGACGCCGAGTTCTTTGCCGAGCGCCAAGGCTTCCGGCGCAGTGGCGCTGAAACTGTTGCCGGTCGCGCCAACGGTGTCGATGACAAAGGCATCGCCAAAACCTGAAATGTGGAAGACGTAGACCTGACCGGCGTTGGTGTGGTGCTGGAATTGGTTTGAGCCGTGGACCTTTCTAATTATGCACCCGCTGCTGAAATCGATCCTCGCACCGTCGTTGAGTTGGAGGGCGATAACATCTTTAGCAACGGTGGAGGTGATCGTTCCAGCGCAACTCAAATTACTGTATATATACGACGTGCCTTGCTGAACTCTGAGCTGGGTGGCACCGCCGATGTTGACGTCAACCTTGTTGGCGGCGTTCTGCACCGAAAGGTTCAACGTGCCGCTGGTGACGTTGAGACCGAACTGGCTGGTGCTGCCGTAGCCGTACAGGCAGATGCCTTCGGAGAAATCGTTGACGTCGGTCTTGGCGCTGGTGTTGCCCCAATGAAGGCCGCTGTTGTCACCCATGTAGAGGTCTGCGCCGCCATCCATGTAGAGGCCTTTGCAGCTATCCTCGGTCTTGAAGTTGATCCAGTTCGATTTAGTCCCCCAGCCCATGTAGGCTTGACGAGCACCGTCAACCATTCGCCATTCGAGATTGCCGCAGCGGGTGGTGTCGCCCGGTGACAGCCAAAGCTGACCAACGGTACCATCGCCTATCGCTTTGACACTGGGCGCGAGCAGCCCACCGGTCATCGTGTCGCCGGTCTTCTCCACGAAATCGCCGGGCGCATTCATGCCGCCCAAGTCCCACGTTCCTGTCGCCGTATAGGTGTACGTGGCACCTCCTGACGAGTACTCGTCGCCTACAGCCGGATTGGAAGGAAAATCAAAAGCCATGGTGCGCTCCTAGGCTGAAACGTTAAAGGTGATCTGGTTGCTGTCGGGTACGTCAGCGCCAGCCGTGCGGACGTGTATTTTCCAGTCACCCGTATCCATCTGCGACGGCTCGATGGTGAAGGTGATCGAGGTTGGGCTGACCACCACGACGTCACTGCGAACGGTTTCTGCGCCAGTGAATGGCGCAGCCCACACCACAACGCTATTCGCTTCGAAGCCGCTGCCGATGCACTCGCAGGGAGTGGTCGGCCATATCGTCCACGCCGAACCGGGCTGCACGCGATCCAGTCGCGGCGAATCCGGCGGGCGCGACAGGAAGTGGAACGGCAATTCGTTGGAGCGGTCGACCCGCACAGGCGCATCGCGCGGCGTCAGTTCGTTGACGCCGTTGACCAGCATCGTCATCTTGGTGCTGCTGACAAAGTTCGATGGCTTGGTGATGCCGTCGAAGTACACCACGCTATTGGTCTGGAAACCGCTGCCGTTGATATCGACGGGCTTGTTTTGGTCGAAGGTGACATAAGCGTTATCCGGTACCAGCGAAGTCAGCACCGGCTCTGGCCCGACGCCGCGCTCCCACACACTCTTGGCGTTCCAAACCCAAGAGTTGCCCGCCTCTTGGTGCTCGTCGTTGATGATGGGATCGGCCGGGAAGGTCAGCATCAGAGACCCGCCTGCATCAAGCGTGCTTCGAGCACTTCGATGCGCGCAAGTAACGGGGCGATGATATCTTCCACCGCTGTTAGTTCTGTCGTCGTGGTGGTGAGATTGACGCAACCCGTGCCATCGGCATTACAGATTTGCCACGCGGCACCGCTGGTCGGCTTGTAGAGCGCCATGCCTGCGCCTGCACGTTTGGTGACGCGGCCACCGCCGTAGAACGTCACGCCGCTGTTGTCGGACACAATGTCGATGTTGGCGCTCATGTCGTTAGCGCCAGCGATCTGCAAGTAACGCGCATCGGCATCGATCTGCGTGATGCCGCCCGCAGCAGTAGTGCTTCCGACCCAGCCTGCTGACTGCCTGACGTAAGCCTGACCGTCGAGCGGCGCTTCCTCCAGATTAGTCTGCACCCATACGCCAGCCTGATTGATCATCATGTTGCCGGTGGAGGTGTCCCACCAAAGTTCTCCTGAGAACGTCGGGTCCGGCGCGGTGTCGCCGAAGTAGACTTCGGCCTTGGTTGCACCGCCGCCGCCGGAGGTCTGCACCCATTGCTGTGAAGTGCCGTCGTCGTAGAAAATGTAAACTTTGCCGGTGTCGCTCTCCATCCACTGCTGGCCGTGGAAGGCAACAGCAGGCGGTGCGTCGGAGACCAGCATCTGCGAGACGCTGACAGCGCCGCGAATGTGCTCGTAGAGTTGCAGCGTGTTGTTCCAGATCACCGTGTCCGTCGCCGCGATGGCCTTGCCGCCGATCCCCGGCAGGGAGGCCAGCGCGATTTCTGGCACCGATGGATCGACGGTCTGCGCGATCCATGAGTAAGAGTGCAGCGGGTTCATCACCGCAGGCGTGAGGTCCGGCTGGTTGCTGGCGACGTTCCACACGCCTTGGAACAGCGATTCCTGCGCCACCAGTTGCTCGACCCAGTCTTTCGGCGTGGCATGCAGCGCCGCTGTCGGCGGCCCGACCAGCGACAGAAAACCGAGCATCGCATCGCCCGCTTTTTTCACATACGGGCTGGTCGCCTGAACGCCACCCGCGCCGGACACCCAGACCACACCGTCGAAGGTGTAGATCATGCCGGTGACGGCGTCGGTGTAGGTCTGCCCCGTGGTCGGAGCCGCCGGAAAATCGAAGGCCATAGCTTATGCTCCGAGGAAGACGAACTTGTTGACCGAGATAGACTTCGGCGTGACATCCAGCGGCGTGCCGCTGCCACCGAGCGCCACAGTGTGCGTGTGGTTCGGCATGTCGACGGTGTGGGTGTGGTTCGGCAGGCTGACCGTGTGGCTGTGGTTATAGTCTCTGGTGTTGTAGCTGTCGGCTCGAATGTAATACTGCCCGGTCCCACCGGCAGCGATCTTGCCGGTCTGCGGTCCAACACCGACTGCATCGCTGAAGCCGAGAGCATTACTTGTCGTCTGAGTGCCGCCACCGGCAGACTGGTTGCTCGTCGTGACCGCACCCGCATCGTGCCCGCCGGATGTCATGTTGTGCGCAGGCAGG